GGTGCAGTTTCGAATGTAACAACAAAATTTTTAGGAAATACCAAATATTATCAAATATCTTTTTCAAAAGGAACAATTCAAGATAAATTTAATGTTTCAACAAAAACAAAAGTAGTTGGCACAGCTTCAACAACAGAAGTTCTTACAGTTGACTCTACTATCGGATTTGGAGCAACGGGTAATTTTTACTACCCAAATGCTGATGACATTTACACTTTAGCAGAATACACATCTAAGTCAAGTAATCAATTTTTCGGATGCACTGGTATATCAAGACTTTTATCAGAATCTGATCCAGTTATAGACACTAATTTTGTATATGGTTATGAAAATAATGACATAACTAAGATTTGTATAATGAGAATAACTGGATCTATCTCTGGTGCATCAGATAACGTAAGTGTTACTAAGTATTTTGATACAGATGATTCCATTCGTGTCAAACATTTAGGTGAAAAGTATGATATATCTAATAAAAAATTCAATTCTTGGTTTTATAATAACCTTTCATATATTAATGTTCATGGACATCCAGCTGGAGCATTAATTTTTGAAACATTAACTGAACATTTTTTAAATGTGGGTGATGATGTAGATATTATTTTTACAAACACAGGGAGATTAGTAGCAGAAAATGCCACCGTTAATGATGTTTATACATCAACTCGTTTCGGAATTTCTGGAGTTGGTGTAGGTTCTATAGTTTATGGTGATTATACCATTAAAAAGAAACTAAATTATGCATCATCTAATTTTGGAATTACCTCTTTATTATCAAATATACAAAATTCATTTTCTGATGTAGATAAAAACACTTATGTTGCATTTTCAGGATATCCATCTTTTAATACTCAAACCACAGATAGATCAAAATCTGTTTTATCATCAGGAATTAGCACAAATACAAGCACAATTACAATACCTGATCATAATTTTATAAATGGTGAAAGAATATACATGAAAATTTCTGATGATTCTAGTTCTGGAGTCATTGGTAGCACTAGTGGATATTTTTATGTAAACGTAGTTGATAATAATAATATAAAATTAGCATTAAATCCTTCAAATCTTTATAGAAATGTTTTTGAGGAAATTAAGTATGATGGTGTAGGAATTGGTACACATACTTTAACACCTGCTTCATTATTTGATGGTAAAGAGTTAATAAACCAGAATAATTTTAAAAGAATTTTAAAAAATCCCCAAATAAGAAAAAACAACAAAAATATAGTTGGCCCTATTGGTGTATCATTAAATGGTATAGAATATCATTCACCTATTTCTGAAGATTCAGTTTTTTATGGTCAAATAGATGAATTTGAAGTTTTAAACTCTGGAAAAAATTATAATGTTGCAAATTCACCTACTTTATCAATCACAGACGACTCTGGAAGCGGTTGTGTGGCACATGCTAATTTTTCAGGTAGTCTATCTGAAATTATAGTAAATGAGAGTGGATTTGACTATTCTGAAGTCCCCTCAGTTAAGATAATAGGTGGTAATGGAACTGGTGCTGTTTGTGAAGCAAAAATGAGAGGTTTTACTCACAGCAAAACATTTACTGAATTTGAAATCAATTTAACAAATCACACTTTAGTGGGTGATCATAGATTTTTAGATGGAGAAAAGGTCACATATATTGCCACAGGAAATCCGATTGGAATTGATACTGGTTTTCCAGGAACACCAGCTAATGTTAACGTAGGATTTAATACTGATTTATTATCTTCAGGAAGTAATTATTTTGTATCAAAAGTAGATAATAACTCCTTTAGACTAGCAATTACTAAAGATAGAGCTTTAGCTAAAACTAATTTAATTGAGTTTCTTGATAATGGAACTAGAAGTCATACTTTTAGATCAAATAAAAATAGACAGATTATTGATAGAATAGTGATTAAGGATGTTGGGTCATCATATTCCAATCATAAAGTTATAATAGATTCGCAAAAGTATCCTACTTCTGTTAAAGAAGATTTATTTAAAACATTTGTAGGTATAAACACGTTTAATAATTACATATATGCAAAAAATCATAATTTCAATAATGGTGATGTATTAGAATATGTTTGTGATGGAACTGTTATTACTGGATTATCTGAATCTTCAGTTTATAAAGTAACAGTTATTGATGATAACAAGTTTAAATTAAGTAACGCAGGAACAGCAACAACTATATCTAGTACTGATTATAATAGAAAGATATATGTTAATTTAAACAGTATTGGATCTGGAACTCACACATTTAAATATCCAGATATACAAGTTAAAATTGAAGGTAAAGTTTCTGTTGGAACTGCTAGTTTAATTCCAGATTATTATAAAGCATCTGCAAAAGCAATTATAAAAGGTGGATTAAAAAATATTTTTATCAAAAATGGTGGTGTAGGTTATGGAGTAACTGATATAGCAAATTATAGACGTACACCAAATGTAAAATTATTAACTGGTAAAGACGGCTTTATAGTACCTATAATTTCACAAGGAAAAATATCAGATATTGATATTTTAAATTCTGGATCAGAATACACTACACCTCCAGAATTAGAGGTTGTAGGTGTTGGTGGAACTTCTGGAACAATTGGTAATTTTGCTAAATTAGAATCAGTTGTGTCTAATGGTAAAATTACAGCTGTTAATATAATTTCAGGAGGAACTGGGTATGATGAAAATAATACAATCATAAAAGTAATACCTTCTGGATCTGAAGAAATTATTGGAACAAAAGTTCATGAATGGAAAATAAATTCAGTTGAAAGATATAATTATGCTTTAACCTTAGATAATTCTGAATTAATACAAATAAGATCAGTATCATTAACTAATAACAATAAAATATGTGCTTTTTATCCACCGAAAAAATATCGTCGTTTACTTAGAGATAATATATC